TTATCAAAGCTCCCAGGGGTACGGGTAAGACTGAGATGATACGTTACTTTGAGATTGCTATGTTGCGTAACCCTGGCACAAGAGTAGCCCTATTGCACATGGAAGAAATGAAATCGACTACTTACAGAGCAATGGCGACATACCACCTTGGGTGTAACGTCAGGACAAAAGACGATGCTGAATTTAACAATGTCTCTATTGATTCTATTGTAAAGGCTGGACAAGAGGCTGCTGATTCAGAGAACAACAGGACAGTGATCTTTGAGATGAGGTCACATGACGATCCTCTTAAGCTGTTGGATCACACACGTACTGCCGCCACTGTCTTTGGTGCTGATTATATCTTTGTCGATCACGCTCAACGTCTTGCCTACCTGTCGAGTACTGGCGTGGATGGTGCTACTAGTACTTTAACCACGTTAGCTTCACGTATGGCACAGTTAGCCAAGGAGTTAAACATAGGTGTGATATTTTTGTCACAGGTTAATGATGATGGTAGGACAAAGTATGCTGCATCCCTTGAAGAGGAAGCTATTATATGTATAAAGCTAGAACGGGATGTTGAATCAGAGGATGAGGTTCTTCAGAATACTACTACCTTTATTGTAGATAAGAACAGACCGTTTGCTAAGTTAGGTAATGCAGGTTCAATCTATTATGATCCTGAGACAACAATACTTACTGAAGATGTACCTTACCTAAAGGGAGATATAGCTGCATGATTGTATTTGATGTGGAAGCTGACAACTTATTGGATGATGCCACAAAGATACATTGCCTTTCTTATACTTCAGATGGTTCTACATACAAAACTTTGTACGACTACAACGAGATGAGGGAGCTAGTGTTATCACAGCGTGGCCTCATTGGTCACAATATTATCCGTTACGATGTGCCGTTGCTTGAGAAGTTGCTAGGTATCAAGGTCACTGCAAGTTTGTTTGATACTCTACCTATGTCTTGGGTCTTGAACTACAACAGGCCACGTCACGGTCTTGAGTCATTCGGAGAGGAGTTTGGCATACCTAAGCCAGAGATCACTGATTGGACAAACCTTTCACAAGAGGAGTATGCCCACCGTTGTACTGAGGATGTCAAGATTAACTGGCAGCTATGGTACAACCTACTGAATAGGTTTATGTTTTTATATAACAAAGACAAGACAGAACTTAACCGTTTCTTTAGGTACTTACACTTCAAGATGGACTGTGCAAGAGAGGCAGAACAACAGGGGTGGAAGCTGGATGTACAGAAGGCAGACAGCACTATGCAGAAGCTTACTGGACTACAGGATAAGAAGATTGAAGAGTTAATAAGTGTTATGCCAATGCGTAAGATTATGTCTATCAAGACCAAGCCAAAGGTTTTCCGTAAGAAGGACGATAAACTTTCAGCTAATGGCAGACGATGGCTTGACCTATTAGAAGAGAATGGACTGCCATCTAGTTACAATGGTGAGGTGTCTGTGGTTAAGGGTGTAGAAGAAGCTAACCCAATGTCTTCTGATCAAGTAAAGGATTGGCTGACGGGTCTTGGTTGGAAGCCCTGCACATTTAAAGAGGGTAGCAATGGGCCAGTACCACAGGTACGCAAGGGTGGTGAGCTTACTGCATCAGTCAGACTTTTGATTGATAATAACCCAACAGTAGAAGTTCTTGATGGTCTAACTGTACTACAACACAGACTTTCTATCTTCAAAGGTTTCTTGGAGTGTCAACGTGATGGGTATGTCAAGGCAGAGATTGCAGGACTGACTAACACGCTACGCTTTAAGCACAGTAAGCCTTTGGTTAATCTTCCAGGTGTGGATAAGCCTTGGGGTGAAGAGATACGTGGTTGCTTGACAGCACCAGAGGGTTACGTTCTTTGTGGTGCTGACATGACATCACTAGAAGACACAACTAAGCGTCACTATATGCACCCTTACGACCCTGATTATGTTGCTGAAATGTCACAGGATGGTTTTGATCCTCACTTAGACTTAGCAAAACATGCTGGGGCTATTACTCAATACGACATAGACGAATACAATAAGGGCAACAAGCCAGAACTAAAGACCATGCGTAAGAACTACAAGGTTGTAAACTATTCAGCTACTTACGGTGTGGGTGCTAACAAATTATCAAGAGAGACTGGTATGAGTACGGGGGAAGCAAAGGCACTACTTGAGGCCTACTGGAACCGTAACTGGTCAGTCAAGGAGTTTTCTGAATCACAGAGGATACGTACTATTAATACGCAGATGTGGGTACAGAACCCTGTCAGTAAATTCTGGTACAGTCTACGCTTTGAGAAGGATGCATTCTCTACTATAAATCAAGGCACAGGGGCATACTGTTTTGACAGATGGGTTGCCCTTTACAGATTACATAAGCCGAACATCGTGGGTCAGTTCCATGATGAGAGCATCAACGTGGTGAGGAAAGGAGAAGAGAATGAGCATACTTCAATTCTACAATGGGCTATAGAAAAACTTAACGAACAGTTGAAATTAAATGTTGACTTGGGTATTGATGTGCAGTACGGTCAAACCTATGCAGATGTACACTAAAAAATGGAGGGCCAAATGGCTACAAGAATTGTAAAAATAACTGGAATAGCAGAGTGGGCAAAAGTATTTGCTGACAATCGTGACCTAACGGGTTGGAAAGCTTCACCTCAAGTTGAGGGTACATACGAGAAGTATGATGGTGCTTGCACTATTGATTTAATCCTTGATGATGATAGCGTTGCAAAGCTACAAGCGGCTAAGTGCGCTAAGGGATTTAAGCCTGACTTATTGGGACGTGGGCAACGTGTTAAGTTTGACAGGAAGTTTAACACAGGACATGACTGGAGTAGTGGAGCACCTATTGTTACCAAAGAAGATGGTAGCAAGTGGACTTTAGATGAAGATGGTCCTATTGGTAATGGTTCTACAGTTGAGGTAACTCTTCATATATATGACCTACCTAGCTACGGTACTGTAGGTACTCGATTGGAGCATGTCCATGTAGTTGATCACCTTCAATACCTTCCCCCACAGGAGTTCATACAACCACAGGACAGTGGTGACTCTCCCCCTGCTTCTAAAAAGAAGGCTAAAGAAGTGCTGGAAGATGAAATACTATTCTAAAGGCACAACTAGGGGGGTGTTATGCATTCCCCACTTTACCCAGGAGTTACGATGAAAAATATTAAAACATTAGTACCTGACCTATACAGTGTAATCAGAGGTGAAGGTGGTTGGACAGAAGCTATCAGCTCTAGTATGGCTGATGGTATCTCAGAGGTTGCTAACAACAGGTTCTCTAAACCACAAGAGCCACGAGCTTATTTGTCGTTATCTTCTATTGGTACACCTTGCAAAAGGAAGCTGTGGTACAAGGTAAACAAAGCTGGTGAGGGTGAGAGCCTTCAAGCTAACACATTACTCAAGTTCTTCTATGGAGATATGATTGAGGAGTTGCTACTTAGCCTAGTAGAAGCATCAGGACATGATGTTAAGGGCCAACAGGACAGACTTGATGTCCATGGTATCAAGGGTCACAGAGATGCGGTTATTGATGGGATGACTGTTGATGTTAAGTCATGCAGCTCCTACGCCTTTACAAAATTCAAGGAAGGTAAATTAAGAGATGATGACCCCTTTGGCTACATATCTCAGCTTAGTTCTTACGTATATGCAGGTAAGGATGACCCACTTGTCACTGACAAAACTAAAGGTGCTTTTCTTGCTGTTGATAAACAGAATGGACATATTTGTTTGGATGTGCATGATTTCACTGAGGATTTAAAGACTAAAGAAAAAGAAATGAAAGCTGCTAAGAAGATGGTAGCTGGTGAATTACCTGTGGATAGGATACCACCTGTCTCACAATCAAAGACAAGTCCTAACATGAAGCTATCTATGCCATGCAGTTACTGCGAATACAAGCGTATGTGTTGGCCTAACCTAAGAACATTCCTTTACAAAGGCGGGGGGCCACAGCATTTAGTCCATGTACAAGTTGAACCTAAAGTACCAGAGGCCAAGTATGACCAGGCAAGCTAAACAAAAAGGTAGGCTTGGTCAACAGGAGATAAGAGACAAACTACTGGAGACATTCCCTGAGTTTGAGCCTGATGATATCAAGTCTACTATCATGGGAGACAGCGGTGAGGACATACAGCTATCTCCAGCAGCAAGAAAGAAGATACCATTATCCATAGAGGTAAAACGTAGGAAGGCAGAATTAAAAACTGTCTATGGTTTTATTGAACAGGCTACTAGACACTCTAACCATGAACCTGTAGTGTTTTTTAGATCAGATCGAAAACCTTGGGTAGTTATGGTAGGTCTAGATCACTACATGGAGCTACTGAGGAGTTGGAAGAGTGGTAATTAAAGTCTGGGGTATAACAGAAGGACCAATCTCTGTAGATGATATGCCTGACGATGAGGACTTCCCTGAAGGTGCTGAGTTCTTTATTGTTTGTAAAGTAGAGGTTGATGGTGAGATAGATCATTTTAATTTTTGGTTTGAAGATCTAGATGATATTTGTGTTTGGCAGAAATACTTCTCTAAAAATATAGAGCCTTTAGAAATTAATGAAGATTATAAGGAGCGAATACTATGAGTAAGACAGCAGTAATTTTTTCATGTGCACATACTGATCCAGCAGTGCCTAACGATAGGTTTGATTGGTTAGGTGAGTTCTTGTATGATGTTAGGCCTGACTACGTGATGGACTTAGGTGATGGTGCAGATATGAAATCACTCAACAGCTATGACACAAAGTATCCTAAATCTATTGTGGCTCAGAGCTACGAGGCTGATATCAACCACTACAACGATGCACAGGAAAGGCTCAGACGTAAGTTCCGTACTATGAAGAAGAAACGTCCTGCTTTCTTTGGCCTGGAGGGCAATCATGAACAGCGTATTAAGAGAGCCTTAGCACATGACCCCAGACTAGAGGGTTCTGTCTATGGGATTAGCTTTAAGCATCTACAGACAGATGTATACTTTGATGAGTATTATGAGTATGAAAACTCAGCACCTGCTATTGTTGATAAAGATGGTATCTCTTACGCTCATTACATCAGCAGTGGTAATTTTGGTTCAGCTATGTCTGGTGAACATCATGCTTATAACTTACTAAAGAAACGTCACTGCTCTACCACAGTGGGCCACAGTCACAAACGTAACCTGTTCTTCAAGGACGATGCACACCCCAAACCTACCATTGGTTTAGTTGCTGGTTGCTTCAAGGGTGACAAAGAGTCATGGGCTGGACAAGCTAACATGGAGTGGTGGAAAGGTGTTATAGTTAAAAGAAATATACAAAACGGATACTATGATCCAGAGTTTGTATCTATAGAGAGGTTACGAGATGTTTACAGTAAATAAACTCTTGACTAACCGCAAGATAAAGGTATAACTAGGTTCTTACTAATGTTCTATGAAATCAACATAACAATCCAAGTGGATAAAGACGCAAACTTCCTAGAGATATCTGGGGATAATTGTGAAGTAATTAAAGATCTGATAACACTATCTCTTTATGACATAGATGATATAAATGTAACTGAATGCGAGGTAACTAACCGTGACTAAGATAACACTCGACAACAAACAATATGATCGTAAGGATTTAACAGACGATCAGAATAGTGTAGTTGATGTGCTGAATATTGGTACAAATACAATAGCTTTATTGGAACATATGATACAATGTGTTAATGCTGTTCAGAAAGCAAAATCCCATGACCTTAAACAATCACTAGAAGGTGACACAAAAGATGAACAATCAAACTGATATGGATACATTGGATTTCTACGACAAGTCAGACCTTACCTTAAAAGAATATCAGAATGCAGCAGCCAGTACAGCTATCTACCCAGCATCTGTTCAGATATTATACCCTACCCTGGGACTTGCAGGTGAAGCTGGTGAGGTAGCAAACAAAGTAAAGAAGATTGTAAGGGATGGTAAGCTAGACAGGGATGGTATATCAGGTGAGCTAGGAGATTGCCTGTGGTACATTGCTGCAATATGTAAAGACTTAGGTTTAAACATGGGTGACGTAGCAGCAGATAATCTAGCTAAGTTAAAGAATCGTAAAGAAAACAATACATTACATGGAAGTGGTGACAACAGATGAATAATTTATTACCAACAGACTATCAATCTTTTATTCATACCTCTCGCTACGCTAGGTGGCTTAAGGAAGATAAACGAAGAGAGAGTTGGAGTGAGACTGTAGGTCGTTACATGCTCAATGTAGTCGAGGATAAGGTAGACAAAGACACAGAAAATAAATTGTTTGACGCTATCCTGGGGCTAGAAGTTATGCCATCCATGAGGGCTATGATGACTGCTGGACCTGCCTTTAACCGTGACAACACTGCTGGTTACAACTGTAGCTACCTAGCTGTCGATGATCCTAAGTCCTTCGATGAGGCTATGTTCATACTCCTCTGTGGCACTGGCGTGGGCTTTAGTGTAGAGAGGCAGTTCATCAGTAAGCTCCCAGATGTGCCTAAGTTGTTCGAGAGCGAAACTACTGTCGTTGTCAAGGACAGCAAGGAGGGTTGGGCTAAGGCTTTCAGACAAGTGTTGGCTCTCCTATGGGCTGGTGAAATCCCACGATGGGATGTTAGTCGTGTACGTCCTGCTGGTGCAAAACTAGAAACCTTTGGTGGTAGAGCTAGTGGCCCTGCACCTTTGATTGATTTGTTTAACTTCTCTGTCACTATCTTTAAGAATGCTTCTGGACGTAATCTATCATCTATTGAATGCCATGATCTTATGTGTAAGGTTGGTGAGGTAGTTGTAGTAGGTGGTGTAAGACGTTCAGCTATGATATCCCTATCTAATCTAAGTGATGACCGTATGCGTCACGCTAAGTCAGGTGCATGGTGGGACAATGATCCTCAACGTGCCTTAGCTAATAACTCTGTGAGCTATACAGAGAAACCAGATGCAATCTCTTTTATGAGAGAGTGGATGTCACTAGTAGAATCAGGGAGTGGTGAACGTGGTATATTCAATAGGCAAGCGAGTAAAAAACAAGCTGAGAAGTATGGTAGACGGGATTCTAATTTCGAGTTTGGTACAAATCCTTGCAGCGAGATCATACTTCGCCCAAATCAATTCTGTAATCTCACGGAAGTTGTGGTACGAGCCACTGACACGGTTAAAGACTTGGAGCGAAAAGTCAAACTCGCCACAATACTTGGGACGATCCAAAGCACATACACAAAGTTCCCATACCTGCGAAAAGTGTGGACTACCAATACGGAAGAAGAGCGTTTGCTGGGTGTGTCACTCACAGGGATAATGGACAATCCCTTGATGACTATCCATAACCCAGAACTGGAGAAGACTCTTGAGAAACTACGTAAGATTTGTGTTGCTACTAATATTGAGTGGTCTACTCGCCTGGGCATTCCTGCCTCGACAGCCATCACCTGTGTCAAGCCTAGTGGCACGGTATCACAATTGGTTGATTCCGCCAGTGGGATACACGCAAGGCACTCCAATTACTATATTAGAACTGTCAGAGGAGACAATAAAGACCCCCTAACACAGTTCATGAAAGATCAGGGAGTACCTAGTGAGCCTGACGTAATGAAGCCTGATGCTACTACAGTGTTTAGTTTTCCTATTAAGTCTCCAACAAACTCTGTAACTCGTAATGATATGTCTGCTGTTGAACAACTTCAAACATGGTTGGTGTATCAACGGTCATACTGTGAGCATAAGCCAAGCATCACATGCACAGTACGTAAAGAAGAATGGTTTGAAGTGGGTGCATTTGTTTATGAACATTTTGATGAGATGTCAGGTGTGTCCTTTTTACCACACTCAGATCATACTTATCAGCAAGCACCTTATCAAGAGGTTGGTAAAACTGACTATAATAATCTACTATCTCTTATGCCAAAGGCTATTGACTGGGGTAAGCTTTCAGCGTATGAAGAGGAAGACAACACTGCAGGTAGTCAAACTTTAGCCTGTTCTGGTGATGTCTGTGAGATCGTAGATATAGGAGCTTAACTACTATGGACAACACGGATACAATAACTATTGACGGAAAAACAACTCTTGACCTTGGTGACATGTTCAGCTATGATGCTGTCAATAAACCCGCACATTATAATCTGGGTGGTGGTGTTGAGTGTATTGATTACATTAAGCAGACACTAGGTGTTGAGGGATTTATTAGTTACTGCCAGGGTAATATGATTAAGTATCAACACAGGCACAGGTACAAGAGTAACCCAGTAGAAGACATGAAGAAGGCACAGTGGTATCTAAACAAGATGTTAGAAACAATGAAGGAGAAGCATAGGTGAAACCTTATGAACAAGGTAGGGTAGCTTTCAAGGCTGGTAAAATTGGTAATCCATATCAAGCCCAGACTAAGGATAACAGGGAATGGGAGATGGGCTTTAACAAGGCCTATTTTCTAAATCTCGGAAGGTTAAAAGAATATGAGCAACGTCAAAAAAATAAACAATCTTGAGGAGGAAGCTAAGAAGTATACTCAGAAAAAGATAAAGCCACCGCTTAAAGACAAGCCTTTGACATCACGAAGATATCTAGCTGGTCAAGCGATGGCTGCTTTGCTTTCAAGATCACCTGCTCCCGTACACAGAGTTGATATAAAACGTGAGTCATATGACTGGGCTGACTTCATGTTAGACGATGACTAGTAAACTAAAGGAGGCTGTAATTAGTCTCCTTTTTTTAGTTTATTAAGTTTATTGTATTAGGTATACTTAATTTCTTTATAGATTCTCTTGCATCTAGGTAGCTATCAAGAATTATTAGTTCATCTCTAGTCAACTCCTCAAACTCTTCACTCAACCCTAATTCTTTTGCAGCTTTTTGTATGGCTGCTGTTGAGTTACCTTGAGCTAAATCTATAAGTAAGTCTACAGTGTACTCTTCATCATCGTTAGAGACTATACGTCTTGTAGCCAGTATAGATTTAGTTTCCTTACCTGCATTAGTTACAAGTTCTGCCCATTTTCTTCTTTGTGCTTCCAAAGGTAATTTAACAAAATCTTTTCTGACACTCATAATTGCAGCTGACTTTGCCTCTATTATGTCGTGAAATAAACCATGATATTCATTGATTGCTTTAGGTGCTAGTTTTCTGTTGGCAGTTGATTGATTTAATTGATAAGCATCTTTACCTATGATATTTAAAACCCTTTGTGTTTGAGTATACCTAAAGGTTCTAAGACCTAAAATCTTACCAGAGTCTACATCAGTTTCCCCTGTAGCGGCTGACTGTTGTTGTTCTTGTAAAGGCTCACCTATTATAAGAGCTACCATATTATCTACATATCTAGTAGTATTATTTATAGCTTTGTCTAAAGTACTACCTTGGTATTTATCAATAGGTGTAGCATCTTCTCCCCTTATAAGACCAGCCGCAACATTCAAAGGTTCTAAAAATCTAGTGGCAGACTGTATGGGTTGACCAAATGTAGTTTGAGCAACTATACCTGCAGCCCTCCACAAGTCTGCATTCTCTGGATCAGCTATGTAATAAGCAGCATCTGCCAATTGTCTTTGAGTTGTACTAAGACCTCTAAACTGAGATGCTAAAAGAAAATCTTTATTAAGTCTTTCGACAATCTCTTTTGGTGGGCCACCTTCTTCATCATCAGTATAATAAGAAATTAATCTTGAGGCAGCTTTAAACATTGATAAAGGGAAATCATACTGTTGATTAATTATCTCCCCAGTAAGCGGGTCTATCTCATCGTAAAGACCTAAACCCAACTTTCTATTTTCTGTTTCATCTAAAGACATTGCATAGAGTAAACCACCTACAACAGCACCCCTTGCA